GGCTATAGTCTTACACTCCTTTAAATCTTGAACCCAAGAAACTCCATTAGCACTGTTCCAGCTGGCATTAAATTGTGAGACCTGTATTTGACCAAAAGCAGTTGCAACTATTACCCAGAATATAATTACAAATAAATATGCTATTCTATTTTTCATTATCTATTATAAAGTTTATCTTCTATTTTCTCTAGAGTCTCTTTAATTTCTTCAACATCTGATTGCGTAGTTATAATTGTATTACGAATCATTTGGTCTTTCATGTCAAATTCCATACGAGTAACATCTGGTGGTAATGGAACTGGCAATTCCTTTGCTTCCGCAATGTCTGCTTGTAAAGCAAACCACATTCCTATTATAGTAGCCATAGCGAATCCTATAGCTATTAAACTTTTTATACTTACATTAAAACCTGTGTCTTCGTTTAACTCTTTTGTCATTATTTTTTCTTATAAATAGATTTTGATGGATCTGGAGTAACTATACCGGTTTTTTGTTTACCTGAACCCCAAAATGAAGTATGCTCTCCACCATCCTTACGAATAAATTGAGCATTAGCGTCAGCGTTACCGTGTTTATCACCTCCTTTACTAGGGTCGTAGTTAGGATTCTTTTCGTAACCGACTCTACCTCCTGAATGTTCTTGACCAGATTTATAAGCGTCATACGCCATAGCTGCAAGACCTAAACCACCAGCTAATCTACCTGCTCCTTTAAGTACTTTTTTACCAAAATTTTTTGCAATCTTAGTAGGTTTAATTTTTAGATTTTTTACAAAATCTTTACCTTTTTGTTTTGAAACTTGACGTGCGTCAAAATCTTTCTTAAATTTTTTAGCCTTAGCTGCTTTTGTAGTACTATATCCTGGTGTTGTACTTGCACTACTTCCAGTTGTATTAAAACCTTTTACATTTGGAGTATTTGGCTTTGGACCCGCTCCTTCCCTATACCAAGTACCAGTTTTCTTTGCTAATTCTTTTTTCTCAGTAGCAATTCTTTTTAGATTATCTCCTGTTCCTTTCACTGGAGATGATCCTAAATTTTTAAACGAACTTGCATTGCCTGATTTTAATTTAAATGGTGCTCTCATAATTGTTTTTTTAAAATATTGTATAATTTAATCCTAATTTAAAGTCGTACCATTCTCTGTTCCAGTACTTGTTGTATTTTCCTTCTACAAAATAACCTAATTGTTTATTTACTTTTATTCCGTAAATTAATCCACCTGAGTAATCATACCATTGCCCATCAACATAGTTATGATAACTGAACTCACTACCATCATCATAGTGATATGGCATTAAGCTTCCCCAAGCATGCAACCAGGTTTTTTTAGAGTATTTATAATAATCAAAACCCATAACAAAGGAATGCTGTATGGTTTTCTTTAATTCGTTTCTTTTCTTTTCAGTATAATCTGATAGTACAGTTGGTATTACAACTGCCTCCCAAACTTCAGCGCTAGTAGCAACTACTTCTCCAGCTGGATTATAATATGTGCTATTATGTACGTCTACCGTATAACCTTCTTGCAATGCTAGGTAAGTATAATGAATATTACCGTTGCTTAGCGTCCATTCATCTAAAGCATTGTAACCATATGGTTCTGCTAGTCTATGCACTAAACCAACGTTCCATGATAGGTTTTTACTTTTACGGTGTCTATATCTCTCTGATGCTTCAAAATATTTAATATCTGCAAACCCATCTTCTAAATACTCTAGCTTTAAAGCAAAGAAGTTTATACATAATTCATCTGGACAACCATCATCAGAGCTATACCTGATAAAATGATGTTGATCCATATAGTCTACACCTTCTTGTCTTTTATAATCAACTTCAAATAAGTATTCAACTCCTCTAACCTTACCCACAGTAGCCGCATCACTGTAATTAGATTCCGTTCCATCATAAAACGTTTGCGCTTTATTCTCATATCCAAATCGAGC